CACCGTGGCACATCGAGGACGCGTTCACGCTTGTTGCGCCGCCGGAGAAGCACGACTGCTATTCCACCGGGTTGATTGCGCCGGAGAAGCTGGAAGAACTGCGGAAGTCCATGTCACCGTCGCTGTTTGCCGCGAACTACGAGTTGCGCCACATCGCCGCCGAAAACGCGCTGTTCGACACGCCACCGACGTTCACGCCGGAAGTGGAGAAGCTGCGGGACGGCATCGCGCACGTTGATGCTGCCTATGGCGGTGAGGACTACACTGCGCTGACGTGCGCCAAGAGGGACGGCGACACGCTGTACTTGTATGGGCGTTTGTGGCGCAAGCACGTTGACACGCTGATGGACGCGCTGCAATCGGAGACGGAGCGCCTAATGTGCGCCCCGATTTACTGCGAGACAAACGGCGACAAGGGTTATTTGGCGCGGGAATTGCGCCGCCGAAACATGGCAGTACGCGCATACCCGGAGAAAATGAACAAGTACCTAAAAATCAGCACATACCTCAAAAAATGGTGGGGAAATATCGTGTTTTTGGAAGGCACAGACAGGGACTATATCGCGCAGATTATGGACTACACCGAGGACGCGGAACACGACGACGCGCCGGACAGTGCCGCGTGCTGCTGCCGGATTCTCGACAGAAACGGCGCGAGTTTATACGTTGGGGGGTGACACAGATGTTTACAAAAATCACATGGCAGGATTGGCAAAACGAGCCGGACAAGGCAAAGGCGACGCTGGCGGTTATTGGTGCATACAAGCACAGCGAGGACTTTGACAAGGCGGGCATCGCGCAACGCTACTATGAGGCGCGGAACGACACCGTTTCCGCGAAAGTTGTCCTGCGAGCCACAACGTCGGAGACGGAGCAGACCACCGCCGACGGGAAAAAGGTCAAAAAGAAGGGGACAGCAACCGAAGCAGTCCCCGGACAGCGCATTTATAGCGACTTTTTCCGCCGCTTTACGATGCAACAGGCTAATTACCTGCTGGGTAACGGCGTTGAGCTGGAAGACGACGCGACAAAAGAGAAGCTGGGAATCGGGTTCGACACGACGCTTGCGAAAATCGGGCTGTATGCGCTGGTGCATGGCGTTTGCTGGGGGTACTGGAATCTCGACCACGTTGAGATTCTGCGAGCGTACATAGACAAAAACAGCGGGTTCGTGGCGCTGCTGGACGAACTGACGGGCGAACCTATGGTTGGCGTGCATTTCTGGCAGATTGGCGACGACAAGCCGCTAATGGCGCGTGTTTTTGAGCCGGACGGCGTGACGGTTTACAAAACGCGCGAGAATTCCTCTAATTTGGAGGTTGCGCAGGAGAAACGCGCCTACAAACGGACATATGCGAGGGACATCACAGGCGAGCGCCTTGTGTCCGAGGAGAATTATAGCGCACTGCCGATTGTGCCGCTGTATGCCAACGACAAGAAGCAGACAGAGTTGACGCTTGCAATCCGTTCCAAAATCGACCTGTACGACATCGTTCTTTCCGACTTCGGAAACAATCTGGAAAAGGCGAATGATGTTTACTGGGTGCTGAATAATTTCGGGGGCAACTTCGACGAGGTTGCGCTGATGCTGGAACAGATTCACCGACTAAAAGCAATTGCGAACATTTCGGACGGCACGTCATCCAGCACAGTAACGCCGGAGACGTTTGAAGTGCCGTATGCAGCGCGTCAAACCGCGCTGGAACTGCTGGAACGGCAGCTTTATCGCGATTATATGGCGCTGGATGTGTCGGAGCTGACGGGCGGAAGCCTGACGAACGTTGCAATCCGGGCAAGCATGGCGAATCTGGACTTGAAGGCGAACGCCTACGAATGGCAGTGCTTTGATTTCGTGCAGAAACTGCTGCGGATTCTGGGCATCGAGACCGAAACAATCCGATTCAAGCGGCAGACGATTGCCAACGAGAGCGAAATCATCCAGAACATCTACACCGCGCAGGGGGATTTGGACAAGGAGACGCGTCTGAAACTTAATCCGATGATTCTGCCGGAGGAAATCGACGACATTATCAAGCGTGGTGAGGAAGAATCGCTTTTGGGTATGCGGATGGCACAACAGGCGATGCAGAAGACAGGCGAGGAGGAAGAAGATGCTGTATCTGATGGTGATTCTTCAAGTTCTGGCGGCGAATAACGTCATCGTTCCGGACTGGCTCTTGTGCATCGGCTGGTGGCTGGTGGCGGTTCGACTTATCTTGCGCATCCTGATTGCATTTCTTGATGTTGGGGAGACGGGCAAGCCGTGACGGACGTGGAGCGCAACGATTTGCGCGAAGCCGCGCTGCAAATGCGCATAAAGGCGATGTACCAAGAGGCGCTTGACATCGCCACGGAGCGCCTGAAAGACTTCTTGCGCAAAAAGCAACAAGTAGACGAAGGCAAGATAAAGCCGCCCGCGTACTACGACACGCCCGAAAAGGTGGAGCAGTGGAAAGCGGGTTTTGTCCGCGAACTCATTCGCCAATATCGCGTGGAAGAAGTCATCATGGAGGAAATCTGCAAGGCAGGGAAACGAGCAACCGCCGACATCCGGAACACGATGGGCGACGTGTACGCCGATAGCTTAGGAGAGGCACAAACCGTCATCGAGGCGCAGGCAGACCGCGCGGGTGTAAAGGTGTCGTTCGCGCAGCCCAACAAACGCGAAATCAAGGCGATTTTCGCCGCGCACGAAACAGCATTCACGAAGCTGGCGTACAAGAATCTGGGACAAAACACCGAGATTCGCCACAAGTTGCAAAACGCGCTGGCGCTGTCATCCACGCTTGGAGAAGATAGGAAGAAGCTGATGAACCGCATCAGCGACATCACAGGGCAGAGCGAGTGGCAAGCGCGGCGCGTGGCGCAGACGGAACGGACACGCTCACAAAGTCAAGCGAGTTACGCCGCGTCACAGGAAGCCGCAGACCAAGGTGTAACGGTTTACAACAAGTGGTTCTGCCGCTTCCAGAACAGCCGTGAAGCGCATATGGCGCGACATGGCAAGATGGCGAAGCAGGGAGAATGCTTCCCGAACAGCAACATCCGCTTTCCGGGCGACCCGAACGGCAGCGCAGCGGAAACAATCAATTGCTACTGCATGATTATGCCGAAAGTCATCCTGTCCACCGAGTATGTGGACGCAGACGGCAACATCCGAAAGAAGGAAAAGAAATGAGCGGGTTTGTAGACCACACGCCGGAAATCAATCAGAAGCTGGAACGTGCGATGGAAATCGGGCTTTTGGCTGTTGGGCAAGAAGCTGTCGGCATGGTACGCGAGAAGATGGTGACAGGCTATGAGCATAAGGTCTACGACACGGGCAACCTTGCACGAAGCATCACCGCCGACATCGACCCCGATAACAACAGCGTAACCATCGGCACAAACGTTGAGTACGCGCATTATGTACACGATGGGCACGCAGGACACGCCGTTTTCTTTCCCAAGCTGGGCGACAAAGGCGAGTTCCGCGTCATGCCTGGAGGATACACCCCCGGCAGACCGTATATGACGGACACGTTCGCAGATTCCGCAAACGCGGAACGCCTTGTGGACATCATGGCGGACGTAATCAAGCAGAATATGGACTAATTACAGCAACATCAGCGCATGGCAAAGCACCGCCGTGCGCTGTTTGCATATACGCGGAAATGTAAAGCACCGCATTTCCGCAAACAATCAAAGGCGCAAAGCACCGCGCCCCGAAGCAAAGGAGATTGAATCATGAACATTCTCACCCGAAAAAACCTGAAAGCCCTGAATGTGCCTGATGAAGCAATTGACGCGATTGTGGAAGCCCACAGTGACGCAATCAACGACATCAAGGCAGAGCGCGACAAGTACGCGGAACAGGCGAAGCAGATTGCAGCGCTGACAACGGAGCGTGACACGCTCAAGCAGCAGCTTGCCGACGCGAAGAAGAGCGGCGGCGACGCGCAGAAGATTCAGGAGGCGTTCGACGCCTACAAGCAGCAGGTGGAAACGGAGAAGAAAACCGCGACGTTGACAACCGCCGCGAAAAAGCTGCTGACCAGCAAGGGGATGCAGGAGAAACTTGCAGACCTCGTGATGGCAAAGCGCGGACTGGATGGCATCGAACTCGACGACAAGGGCGCAATCAAGGACGGCGACAAGCTGATTGACGCGCTCAAGGGCGAGTATGGCGACCTTTTCTCCACGCAGCAGCAGCAAGGTACACCTACCACAACCCCGCCGAGCGGCGGCAATGCCACGCACGGCAGCGGACGCGCCGCAGCACTGGCGGCGAAGTACGCGCAAGATATGTATGGCGCAGTTGCGCCGGAAGGAGCAAATAAATGAGCTTTACCAGCAAGGCAACCGGGACTGTTTACCAGCCCGGTTATTTTCTTGAGAACGCGGAAGATGCAATCCGCGAAACCAAGCAGATTAAGCAGTCGGGCGCTACCACCGCCGAAAACGGCGCGAAGTACGTCAAAATGGGGACTGTTTACCCCGCGAACGACGGCACTGCCGTCGGCATCGTGTACGAGGACGTGGACGTTACCAGCGGCGATATGCCCGGCAGCGTCGTGACGCGCGGCACGGTTTACGAGAGCCGTCTCCCCGCCGAAATCAACAGCACCGCCAAGAGCGCGCTGACGGCAAAGGGCTTCTACTTCATCGCCGCCGAAGCCGCGACGGTTCGCCCGTACTGACGAAAGGAGAATACTATGCAGATTCCGTCTTTTGAGAACAATATTTTCGGTCTGATTCCCAAGGAGGAGTGGCTGGACGTTGGCTTTAACGTCAGCCGCCCGAACGACCCGGTTGACGCGCTGTTTCCCGACGAATACAGTGAAAATCTCGTTGCTAAGTGGCAGGAGATTGCCAACCAGTACCAGCTTCCCGTGATGGCTGACTTCCACAGCTTCGACAGCCGAACGAACATCGCCACCCGCATCCCCGTCGATACGCACAGCATCGAGAAGGGACTGATTAAAGTAAAGATTAACCAGTCCGAGCGTATGCGTGCGCTGCTGCGTTCCGGCGTGCAGAATGACGCTATGTATGACTACGTTATCCGTGACGGCATCATGCTCGCCGACCAAGTTGTTACGCGAACCAAGGTTGCGAAGAACGAGGTTCTGGCAACCGGCAAGATGACCATCAAGGAGAACGACCTCGACCTGACTATCGACTATGGCGTGAAGCCGGAACAGACGGAATTCACGTTCGATTTCAGCGAGGACGCGGACATCCCGGCACAGATTCAGTTTGTGTCTGACACCGCGCAGGAAGCGGGAACAACGGTTGACACCATCGTTACAAGTCGCAAAGTGCGAAATCAGATGCGTGCAAACCGTGCAATCCAGAAGCGCATCAACGGCACGTTGAGCGAGGGCGCGTATGTGAGCAACGCCGCGCTGGATACGTTCCTTGACCTACGTATTGGTCGTAGAGATATATTTTCCTTGTTTCATGATATATTATTTTATTTTGATAGGAACGGGGCCTATTCCTGACCGAACAGGAGGAGGACCTGGTTTACCTTGTCGAGTCGTAGTGTTCCTTTCCCTGTTCCAGTTCTCTTACGAATCTGAGACCTAGCCCCGATTTCGCCGCCAGATCTACTTGCGTCAATCCGAATTGCTTGCGCATTTCCTTGACGTATGATGATAATGTATTGCTCATATTCTTGTTATTTTATACCCTATCGGGTAATATTATATATGGGATAATATTATATTATACCCTTTCGGGGGCAAATATACGAATAAAAAATGAAAATACCCCCGAAAAGGTATAATTTATAATATCATTTAACAAATTATACCTTTTCGGGGACAAAAAAAGCGTAATGAACAC